GTATTACTATCATTATCTTTTGCACATTGCAATTTAATAAAATGAAATATTCTCATTGCAAATCCATTTCTATCTGATGATATCTCTATAAGTCCTTTTATCATATTAGGTTCTCCTAAGTCTAAAACTATCAGTCCACTCTATTTCGCACTCCCAATTGGAGTCTCCGTCAGTGTTCTTTAACATTCTAACTATTTTCTTAGGGTCATCAGCTTGTCCATCAACTGATATTACTTTTCTACTTGCATTCTCAATGGCTCCAGAGCCTTTTGCTGCGTATAAACTTAATACGTCTGATTTACTATGTTCTCTGCCAACTTGAGATACCTGTATAATGATTACATCCATATTAACTGCGATACTAGACAAGCTATGAGAAATATATTTAATTTTCTCATGTTCACTACGTCCTTTACCGCGTGTATCTATTAAATCAATGTAATCTACTATCACTAATGATGGTTGCAATTCTTTTATCTTTTGTTGTATCTGGTCAATTGTAGGCGATATTGTTTGAAAGGTAATATGAGATAAATCATCTTTATGCTTCTCGAATATTCCTTCATAATTGTCATTGACTTCATCCTTGTTTAACCCTGATACAATCTGTAATCCACGTCTATGCATATACCAATCTGCTAATTCTAATGAAAGAAATAGAGTTGGTATGTGCCATTCTGGATTGATACTATCATTTGCAAAGTCTACTCCTAATGCTAAATTTTGAACGAAGGTACTTTTATTAGAACCTGTTCTACCAAATACGGTAATAAGTTCTCCTGGATATATATCACAATCGATATGTTCCATACCTAACATTGCTGAAAGATTGATTGTACGACCACTGAAATCGGTTGTTAATCTTTCTTTTAATTTAGATTGTAGAGTTTCTACTGATGTAGTTTCTATCATATAATCTTTTCTCTGAAAATGTATACACTTAGTTTTACAATGTTTTTCCATTATCTCATCTTTACATCCATATTGATAACCGGCATTATAAACACGTTCTACAATTCCATTCAGGACTTCTTTATTTAGCTGATTTTGATTCCAATCTGATAATATAACTTTTGCATAATAACTAGGAACACCATTACGTCGTAAATGACTAACAATTCTCATTGCTGTTGTATTTCTACAACCATCTTGAGGACCTTGCATTAACATTTGTTGTACACAAGGTACTATTGTTGATGGTTCTCTAACTTTATTCAAATTATCAATTCTTGGAACTGCTGTTTCTACGTACTCAGATAATTCTCCTTCACCTAATAAAGATTGATACGGATATTCTAATCTTGGTTTTTTAGCTAATTCCAAGATAGTTTCTGATTTTTCATTCATTATCTCTTTAATTGTTAAAGGAATCTTATATAAGTTAGTTTTTGGATTAAGAGTATGCTGTACTTCTAAATCAAATATAATACTACGTGCTAAGTTGAGAGTATGCTCATCTGAATTATCTTGTTTATCAATATCAATTAATACTTTATCGATACTACGTTCACCATAATAGTTCTTTAACGTATTACCATTCGCTCTTGCAAATTCAACTGCTTCTTCATTGTATAAATATGCAGAACGATATAAAGCACTATTTAAATTAATATATTTAAATAATTCATTTTGAGGTATTAATACTCCACGATTAGATGGAGTTCTCTGTGCTATCTCAACATAATGCATTATAGATTATCTAATGCTAATGAACCTAAATCATCAGCGTCTACAGTCATGACAGTTTCTGTCTCTATAGCTTCTTTGATATATCCTTTTGATTTCATCCAATCTATATCACTTTGTAGTTTTACTTTATTAGTTTCACTTACTGGATATAGTTTATAATGAGCTCTTCCATATGCTTTATCACCTGGCTTTTTAGGTTGTTGTTTATAGAAATAAGCAAGATATTTGCCATCTTTACCTAAGGATTCACCATCCCAGTTTTTTCCATCTATAATAGCAAGATAAGGTTCTAGATATTCTATAATATCTATTTTATTACCTATTGAATCTTCCCATTCACCTTTTAGATTAATACCAGCATCACAACCAATAGCTGCGAAGAATGTGTACATTCTTTTAATTACACTACCACCTGTGATTACACCTTTTGCATCTTTTTCAAACTCACCTAGGATATTAGCACTTCGTGTGTACTTACTGCCATTTTGTAATAATTGTACTTCTAGATATATATCAGCCCAATCAAACATGTCTGATTTATCAACTATTTTAACAATATTACATTCACAAATTCCACTAAATCCACTTGTTGTGGTCATTTCTGGTTTAAATAACGCCATATTACTTTTTCTCCTTTATATATATTTTCTTCCAATCAAAAGGTAATACTTGACCACGTAAATGAGGACTTCTTGAACCAGCTTCTAATGAATCATTTGGTTTAAATGATATAAAAAGCTTTTCATCTTCATCCCTATATATATAGCCAATAGCATCACTATCTGACATTATCATGTTCTTTAAGCGTCCAGTAATATCAAGACTTTCAGGCTCTACAAGCCCTTGTCCTTCTATTACTGCTTTAGCTGTCTTTCTATGACCAACTATAATTAGATGGTCACATACGTCTTTAAACGCATGTATAGTGTTCATAACTTTATCACGTGCTAATCCCCATCCTTTACCGAATGGCAAATCAGCTAAAGCTTGACAACTATTTTCAATACAAACTGCTTCTTCAGCCCATTGTACTACTTTATCGATAGTATCAATAGCTATATATTTAAACTCGTGACCTTCACGTGCTTGTTTTAATATATCTATTAATTCTTTACGATTATTAGCATTTAATATATGACCTTCTACCATATTAGAACCAGATTCTGTGTCTATAATAAGACAATTATTTAATCTAGATAACATTGTAGTTTTACCTATTTTGGGAGGACCATATATTAATAATGTACTTGGGTTTTGAGAAACAGCCTTTCTCTTTGCTACTTTTAGCACTATATTACTCCTCTTCTAATATTTATACTCTACGGAGGACGCCACCGAGATAGAGACTCGACTGTGACCTTTAGTTACACAGAACATGGGGTGGAGGCGTCACGGTATAGTTTCTGTTTACGGTGTAAACCACCTGTATCCACTATTCGTTTGCTTGTCCATATAAATATTAAGTTGATGAAATATCAAGAGTCTCACATATGTCCTACCTAATGGACCCTAGGCTTATTACAGCAATAACCATAGGAATTACGAACCCAGCTATTGACTCTTGATAATTCAATTTTGTTAAATAACGACTATTTAATCTACAACAATTATTCAGTCTTTCCAAGTACTAATCCTGGAAATGTAAAGAAGAATTGCTTTGGACAAGGTTCATTATTTAACGTTTTCTTTACTGCATTTGCTATAAATGCACCACTCATATTTGAACAGTATGAAGTCGCTTTAGCATTACAAGGCTCATCTTCAGCGTCAGCATCTGAATACCAAGTATCTCTGTACTGTTTGAGAGTTGGTCTTTTTAATGTATACTGATGATATTCCTCTGCTCCCATGCGGCCATCTATTAAGAGATAAGGGTTGTTAGCTCTTTTTAAGGCTGCTTCCGCTGCTTCTAAGCGACTATCCATACTGTCGAATCCCAAAATTACTATATCACCTTCTCCTAAGGGCTTGATGAACTGCGTAAATTCACCAAATCTTTCAGTAACACGTATTTCTGGGTTAATTTGTTCTAAATGTTGATGTAAAGCTACTACTTTAGGTTTTTTAATATCTTTATAAATATAATAACTTACACCTACATTTTGAACCTCAACTTTATCTAAATCATATAGCACAAATACATCTGCTCCCATTCTAGCAAGTTGAGTAGCTGCGGCACTACCTATAGCACCGCAACCAAGGATATGAAAGATTTTATCACCGAAATCTTCAATGAGTCCGACACTTCTTTGATTAAATTCGGCCATCTTCAGCTCCTTCTATATTTTCAAACATATCAATAGGATTACTCATCAAACATTCATTATGAATCTCTGTAACTGATTTCATTGTTTTAACTTTTAAATTATATTGTTTTAACAATTTATTCAATTTACGTGTTCCTTTACGAAAAGCTTTCCCTTTGATACTACCATCCATGAATCCATCTTGTAGTTTTTCCATATCATTAATACATGTTTCAAATGTATCAATTGGAACACCAGTTAAAGATAAATCATCATCTATTTCATCCCACCATCCTCTGTTATAAGAATTATTATAAGTTTTAATTTCTTTTTTATCATCAGATGTAAGAGTTCCACGATGTTGATTCCATAAATGACCCTGCAAACCTGTTCCACCATATGTAATAACAGAAGT